ATTCCAATGGGGGGAGGGGGGGTTTTGCCCAGAGTAAGAATTAAATCAAAAGACAATGATTTACATTATTCGCCAACGAGGGACAGATGTCGTTAAAATAGGATATTGCAAAGATAGCAACAAAGGTGTTTCCGAACGCTTAAAGTCGATCAAAACAGGCAATCCTTACCAACTCGACATTGAGTGGGTATTCAAAGGAGCAAAAATCAAAGAAAGATGTTTACACTTTTTCTGCATCAGTAGGCACATTGATGGGGAGTGGTTCCGTCTCACGAAAAACGAGACATATCGAATGATGATGAAATACAAGGATTGGGTTCCATCTCGTGACGGAATAACCAAAATGGCAGCGGTTCATACATTAAAAAATCCAAAGACATTGGCAAAAAACAAAAAAAGATTCGCATCTCAAGTCGCGGCACACTCCAACTCCAAGAGTTGATGGCGTGCTAACTTACGATAAAACACCAATAAAGTATCCATATTGGCTTATTTAAGCACACTTATCTCGCCAGTTAAGTGGAATCCCGCCAGAATCTAGCCACTTACTCGCCACATTTGGCGTATTAAGTTCTGCTTAAACACTGCCAAAAATAACCATTTATACACGGTTATAGCTGGATTTGAGTATAAAAAGAAAGGCCACGGGGATAAAACCCGTGACCTTCCAAACCAATGAACAATTAAACAAAAAGCACTTGCGTGCTAGAAACTTATAGTTCGGGTTGGTTGCGATGTCAAGACTGCTCTGTGGTGAGCATGGTCAGTAGCTCGTCTAGTGTGGCAACACTGCCGACAACCTTCATGACCTCGTTACTTTCCACGCACTGGCGCAGGTCTCCAAAGAAACGCTCACGCTCGTCGCGGATGAACTGGACGATGGCCTTGAACTCATCGCGGTCGGAGAGTGCTTCGATTGCTTGCTGGACGGTTGGTTTCGGTAGTGGTGTCATTGGTTGCTTTTAAAGTTACTTCTTCTTGGCCTTTTTCTTGGGCATGCGCTCCATCTTGATCTCGATCTCGACATAGCCTCCTTTGCCCTTCTTTTTGCCGTTTCCGTTGTGGCCGCAGCCATTTGTTTTACTTTTCATAAGATTACTTGCGTTTTTTCATGCCGCTTTCCGACATGGCGATTGCGATTGCCTGCTTACGACTCTTTGCCATCGGTGCTTTCTTTGGACCCTTGGGGTTGCGACCAGCGTGCAGAGTGCCTGCTTTGTACTCGCCCATGACCTTTGAAATCTTGGCTTGTTTACCTGCTTTAGTTGTTGGTTTCTTCATAAAGTTATTTCATCGACTTGCTCCCCTTGCACTTCCACTTGCGGCGTGAAAGGTTGTTGGGTGAGTTAGGATCAGACTTCCAGTCACCCTTGATCTTAGCACTACGAGCGCAGTAGGAATCACCCTTGGATGTTCCGGGCTTGATGGTCGCGCCCTTCTGCCCGTAGCGCACGGTCTTCTTGCGACCTGTGGCAGGGTTTGTAACCACTTTGGAGAACTTCTTTTCCATTACTTTGCCTTGCGCTTGATCTTGCGTTCCTGCTTGAGCATTTCCTTGGTTGGCTTTTTGCCAGAACCTTTAGCGTCACGGATGTTGTCCCACATCCCACGCTGTGACATGGAACCGTCTGCGCGTTTGATTAGTGTTTTTTTCATGAAAAATCTAAAAGTTTCATAAACACCAAAAATGACCATCCTATAATCACATATGCAATAACACATATTCTGGCAATAAACGATAAACCGTCATTACCCAGATGTGTGGTGGCAGTTAGTCTTGCTAAAGTTGAATTGTTTTTCATCGGGTTAATGCTTTTTGTGCTGCTTGAATTCTTAGTGCTGATTGGATGCTGCTTGGAGAAACAAATGGAACGTCTTTTTGGTATTGTGCTCGTTGGATTAACTCCGGCAAAGAAGCTTCCAATTGCTTGCCTTCAATGTCCAGTTTTTTTTGTTTTTCTTGAATCTCCTTCCAATGCCTAATCAACGCCCCAGATGTCGCAATCGGGTGTTCATACGTCATTACTGCTGTTTCTGCTCCAACAACTAAGTCCGCAGGGATGGTTTTACCAAGAATTTTAGCGCCACTTCCGTCAAGATTCCTAAGCGCATCCAAATGCCGTTGACGGTACTCTGGATCAGCAACTGCTCTAGCAGCGTCAATTCCCCATAATGCTGCTTGCACTGGTTCAACCTTAGCAGCAAATCCCGTTGCAACCCTTCCAACTGATGCAATTTTAGGCAAATTAGTTTTAGATAAAGCAAAACCAGCTGAACCAATGTTTGCAATTATTTGATCTATATTACTAACAGCACCAATGGATTTATCCAATACTCCTTTTTGTTCAACATTTTCAACGGACCCAACATCTGGCGTTACCCTGTCAGTGTTGTTTGGGTTAATGCTTTCAAGCCAACCAATAGCTTGTTTTAGTTTTTGCCTAATTTTCATTGCTGCATGCCCTGAGTTTGCGTCCCACCCATCTCTGCGGGAGTGGTTCCGATACGACCGATCTCTGCGTTCTGGGCTTGTTGAAGCTGGAACTGGTACTGCTCGGCGTACTTCTGAAGTCGTGCCGCGAATGCCTCGTCCTGCTGTGCGCGTTGGGCAACGTCTGGTTGCTGGACATATGCCTGCACGAGTTGCATTGCGATCTGTGCGCCATTTGGTTGAGCTGGAACTTCGATACCTGCAAAGATTTTGGCGAGGTCGTCGGTGACGTTCTTCATGACCTTCTGCTGTGCTTCCTCGGCAGGCTGGAGAACATAGTCGGCAAAGATCGGGTTGATGCTGGATGCCGTAAACTCAAGCAGTTTATTCACATCCATGATGCCGTTGCGGTCGAGTTGGACTAGTGACACCATGTTTTTAAGCTGTGTCTCTGCCGTCTCCGGGTCGTTCGACTGCGAGTCAAAGTTCACCACGATGGAGAAGTTCTCGTCGGGGCTTCCCTTGGTCATCACCTGCGGGTTTGGGTTGCCAGTTACTTGGAAGAAGACTTCATCTGGTCCCATGCGCTGGAACAACTTCCATGCGGTGTTTAGCACATCACGCACATGGTCTAGGAACTTGCTGACAAAGTACTGCTGGCGCATAGACGCGAGCGGGTTGTTCATGTCCAGACCAACGGAGCGGTCTGCCTGTCCGATCATCGAGACTTCAACTTCGATAGAACCATTGTCTTGAGGCGGCGTTGGGCCAAACTGAATCTCGCCCAGCCTGCGATAAGGTACTCGCCTACCCGGACCCCAATCACTTGGAGGCTTGCCAGCAGGATGCATAAGAGGAGGTAGAGTTGCAAGAGACGCACGGTCAATCCGCGAGTCACGCTCAGTCTTGATCTGCATCTGCGGGCCTCGGAGTATGTCACTAAAGGTCGAAACCTCATACATGCGTTTCTGGTTATTGGATAAACGAGTTACGACAAATGGATAGTCATCATATCCGTTAAGCAATTCGTGCTTGGCATAGCCCTCGGACTGCGGGTGGAACACGGTGCAGTAGATGCCCTCGCTGCCGTCTTCCTCGTCAATTAGGCGTTGGTAGCAGTAGACCACCATGACGAGGTCGTTGTCGTCTGTGATGGGTAGGCGGGTGTCGGTCTTGAGCTTCTCGCCATCGTAATACATGGAGTCCTTACCACGCAGACGCTCGATAGCGTTTTCCACCCAGTCCTCGTCCCAGCCCTCGTTGGCGACCTTTTTCTCCAACTCCTGTGCGGTGAGGAATGTACGCCAGAAAATGTAGGGTGACCGCTGCGGGTCGGACACGTAGGACGGGAACAGAACCTCGCCATCGGGAGCGCAGCTGTGGACCACTGGACGATCCACGGAAACCCTAGGAATCGGTATTTGGGCCTCTCCCTTCGTTCTGAGGTCCTTAAGGGCTTTTTTGGCTCTCTTATCGGAAAGTGCGGGGTAAGCCTGAGAAATCAATCCTAGGGCCATTTCTGAGGCGTTGGGGTCCAAGAGCATGTCCACGATCTCTGGGGCGGCTTGTGCCACCTCGTCGAGGGTGAGAGTCTGGAGGTAGGTGCGGGACTCCCGCTGCCAACCCACGTAGGA